GGACCATCGTGTTGCCGTTTGGATCTGCTAACTCTTTTGTCTCTAGCTCCGCATTAAGCGAGGTGCCGTTAAACGTACCCATCTTGTGGCTTGTATCGAATGCTGCCATAGACACTCGCCCACCTCTGAACGCTGTACTGTCTACAGGTATGGAGTCTAAATCGATGCCCTGCGGTAGCGGCGTATCTAGCTGGTCCAGCGTAAAGTCAGTCGTTAGGTATTCAGATATAACCTCAGTATCTACCTGGCAGTACGACCATCTGTCTGCAGCCCAGTTATAGATAAGCAGAAAGTCATTGTGCGCTAGTGTCGAGTCACTGCGAAAAGACCAGATCACCATGCGATTGCGCCGGTCTACAACGCCACGCACAAACCTGACTGAGTTTTCATCTGCGGTATCGAAGAACCATCTGTCTATTTTTTCAGCGCCGATTGGTCTCGATCCCTGACCAGTAAAAGCATAAAAACCATCCTGGCCTAAGTAATAAATTGTGGAGCCTGACCAGCACACGCTGTCAGGTGCCGGTGTACCTCTGCCTTCTTCTACCTCGTTGAGCCTAAAGATTGTCGGAGGCCCTGAGTAAGTCATCGTCCAGATAGAGTTTTCTTGGAAGACTACGCCATACTGCCCTGGCACGATCGCCTGTATATCGCCGCCGTCACCCTCTAAGTCTCTAGTATCTGACTGCGTAGCAACTGAGGCGGTCCATAATTCTGTGTTGTTGTATCCAGACCAGTTTAGCCTGTTTGGTCTAGGCGAACCGTCATTTAGGTTACCTAGCACCAAAAAGTTTCTAACGGTTGCTATCGACTTGGCTTGTGGCGGTGACCCTGGCAAGTCGAGGTAGGTGCTAGATGTTGTGAGGTCATAAAACTGTGGTGCGATGCCTGCTGCCACTGTAATGAGCCGATCACCAAAGCGTGACCAGCGCCAGCTTTCTACGCCAACATAGCCGCCTGACTTAGATTTATCTGCCCACGTTTTAGCCGCCGTAAGACTCTCGATCTTTGTTTGTGAGCCTGCATGAACATGAATCGTGCCTGCGCTGTCCTTGACACTGATCGAACCCGTACACGCACTCGTCAGTGCGGTAGAGAAAGATTGCAGAGACTTAAATGAGCCATAGGTTTGCACATACGGCAGCACATTCTTTGCTACTGTCGCGCCTGGGTTATCAAGTGCTGGTTGATCTGGCAACCACTCACCAAACACCATTTTGGTCATGGTGTACCCATGCCGCCGGTCCTAAACAAAGCAGAACCGCTGACCCGTGACCAGCGTTCTTCCTGGTTAGTCTGCTCTATGCTGATCGCAAACTTCTGTGCGTATCGGTTTTCGTTCTCTGGCTCTAACGCCCACTCTGAGGCCGCACGTAATGCGCCATACAGATAGACATCGTAATAGGTACTAAGCAGCACATTGGTATCAGAGTCTGCTGAGAGCGCATCAAAAGCCTTGTAATAGACAAGTGTGAGCGTGGTGCTCGTTGGTACAGGTGCGACTACAATGTTAGTGCCTTCTATCGTGTAGGCAGACGGCTCACCACTGGATACATCAAATATCTTTGCGCTACGCAGTCTTGCAGGCGGCAGATAATCAAGCTCCCTGGCGTTACTTGCGTTATTTGACACGCTACGCATCGATATAAACCCTGTGGGTAGCGCAGTCGAGCGTGAGTTAACTGCAAAAGAGGTGTCCGTCACCTCCATCGCGCCGATTCGTACTGATCTCCTGATCTCTGCCTCAGCAATACGCACAAACGTAGCTTTTAGCGCATCGGTTATATCAGATCGCGCCATGTACTCAGTGATGTCGCTTTTTAGCGTTGCGTAGGTTGTCATATCTTGCCGTTAATCAGTTTTAGGTAGCTGTTTTCACGGCTGTTGAGTTTCATAGACAGGTATGTCTTCCAGGTCCAATCCTGCGAATACTTGTTCTTCCACTCCTTCTTCCATTCCCTATGCATCGTGTCGGGAATCCTAGCCACTAAACGGCCTCTAGCCTGCTTGTTGATGACAGCGTGGTTTCTAAGCTCCGCATTACTATCGAGGATTGCCTGCACCTGGCCTGCTGGCTTGACATCTTCTGCGACCAACTCATTGCCGTCAGAAAATACCCTCGTGCGGTTGCCATTCCACAACTGCTTTTCCATTAACTTTTTCATACGATCCCCATAAAAAAAGGGGGCCATAAGGCCCCCTCTCATTCGGCAGCTTTTAGCTAGCTGTCATAGCTGCATCGTCATCAACATCGGCAAAGATACCGTGTGCGCCTGGGTTAGGTATGACTAGTGAGTAGTCAACCAACAACGTGCGCCGCTCGGCATCACCGACTTGTGCGATTGTTTCGGTCTTGTAGTCATCAAGGTATGAGACTTTTGCATACTCAGTGTCGAGTACAAATACGTCTACATAGTCATTGCTGACCTGTCTCTGAAGTCTATTAGGGATCACATCTAAAACCCCGAAATCGCTCACATAGACATCGACGGCCCCAACTACACCAACACCATCGCGCTGGTTCTTACCATAATCCTGGTAAGGCGTAGCGATACGGCTGTTCGTAGAGAACATGTACTTGGAAAACTGTTGCTTAACAGTCGGTCCCATCATGATGACGTTAGGGTTAGAACCATTGACGTAACACGCCTTGATTACACCCAACAACCCATCCTCAGTCAGTGCTCTAACGGTACCGTCAGTCGCTGCTGTGTTAGGGAAGCCATCATTGGTTGAGCTTAGTGCGGGGTCTGCACCACCTGATCCTCTGTCTGTGTTTCCAGAGTCAACCTCTGAAGAAACAGCCACACCGATCCATGCTGGTAGGCCAGCGGCCTTACTTGCGTTAGATCCGTCACCTGCTGCACCCGCTTGGTTAGATAGCAATACTGCCTCTACATCTCGCTTCAGCTCTTTTCCTGCTTTGGCGATTTGGTAGGCCATCTCCTGCCTTCTGCCCGCCTTGTTGACGATGTTAGCTCGTCTGGAGACTACTAGGTCTTTACGGGAAATCTGGCAAAAATTTCCAAGTCTTGCCGGTGTAGCTAGTGCGTCACCAGAAAACTCGTCGCCATCAATATGTGCATTTGATGCGTTTGCTGAGGCAAGCGAGTCCATAAGCCATTCCGTGAATGTGTTGGTCGCTGTGTCTCTCCCGATACTAGAAGTAAAGGGTGTTTCGGTTGGCGATATATCTGTGATGATGTTACGCAGATCCTCACGAGCATTTTCGCCGTTTGTTGCTAGATCATATCTGTCTAGCGTATTAGTGGACTGTGCCATTTTAGATTCCTCATTAGAGTATTCTTTCTATTAATGCTGCCGCATCTTTGAGGTCACCACTCTTCTTTAGCCTCCCACGCATTGCTTTAACTTTTTTAGCTTCTCCAGCTTTTGGCGTTGGTCGCTTATTAGGACGCAACAGTTTAGGTGCTTTCTTGACCGCCTTGACGGTCTTGTCAGCATCAGCCAACTGCTTACGGTACTGCATAGCTTCATAGGCCATACGCACATAACGGTGGTCGCTAATGTTCTGGACGATCTGAGCATCGAATTGATAATCAGGGTCTTCCATCAGAAACTTAGTTATCTCTTGCTGTAGGTCACTATTCCAATTCGGAATAACTTCCTCTAGCTTCTGCGCCTCTTGCTGTAGCTGCTCGGCTGTTCGAGCAATACGATCTTCGGCCAATTTTTGTTTGGTGGCATCGTATTTTGCGGCTGCGGTTGATCTCAGCTTTTCAAGAGCCTTCAACTGGTCATCAAATGCAATTCGTTTTGCGTTCCACTCTGCGACATTGGATTGTCGTAGCTGTTGCATCGCAGGCGAATTGATCTGCTTGTTTATGCCCTCTGTAAGCGTGTTAAGAATGAAGGCAGACTGAGCGTTTGATGATTCAAACTGCTGCATCCGTTCTTGCACCTGGGCATCAAATTGTCTTCGGTCTTCGGCAAGCTGATTTGCCTTATTTAGAAAGTGTCTACTTTTTTGGTGATCTCGAATTAGGGAATCTAAGGTAATCTCACTACTCTCACCATCGACTTTGACTTTAGCTTTGATGGTAGTTAGTAACTCTTCTAACGGAGTGTCTAACGCCTCTGCAAAGTCATCTAGGCTTTCGTAAGATGCTTGTTCGATTTCTTCTTCGGATGCCGTCTGCTCTTCGACCTCCTCCTCGCTATCGCTGTCCTCTATGTCATCAGAGTCATCGATATCATCTGCTACTTCTTCGACTTCTTCCTCGACTAGCTCCTCTGTCTCTTCGACTTGTGGCGCTGGGTCTTCACCGGCAATGTCATCTAACACTGCGCTCTTCATCAGTCGTTCTGTAGCAATATCTAGTGAATTAGTAGAATCCGATTGGGTATCCACATATCTCTCCTGTTATGAGGTCAGCGACCTCGATTCTTGTTAGCCCGTTGCTCTTGAGCACGAGCCTCTAATTTGCCGTGGGAGACGTACTCCCATAGCTTCTTCTTCAACCGACGACCTGCCTGGATCGCTCTCACGATCTCTAACGCCTTGTCTTCCTCGCCTTCATGTAATGCGGTAGAGGCCAATGCGTTGACGGCATCTCTCTCGATTGCGTCAAAACCTTCTTGTAATAACGGATGCTCTAGTAACTGCTCGGCATCCTTGCCCTTAACTACTGGGTCTCTTCTCTTCATCGTATTGCGTTGCCTATGTACTCAAATATTCCGCTCAACTGCCCCTGCAGCCTGGGGTCTAATCCCTCGTAAAACTCCATCGCGTCTGGTGCAATATCCTGTAGCGCAGGCTCTACAAATGCCTGGTATGCAGCCGTGTCCGACACGACATCGCCAACACCTTGCATTGCGTCCATTAGTGCCTGGTTAATTAAGTTTTCTTCCATAGAGCCTAGTCCGATTGCTTGAGGGATGTTTCGCACAAAATCCCTAGCTCCCTCTATCTGTTCACCAGAAAAGTAATCCATAGCACTTGGGTCTGCTTCGTTGTACGCCGCCGCACCCATAAAGCCAGAACCCATACCAGCTAACGAGTTAGCCAAAAACCCGCCGATTTCACGCTGGCCCTGCAACATTGGGTTTGTTTTTGCCGTGTCAGACAAAAGCTGGCTCAATTGTTTGAATGATGGGTCTAGGCTCCCTACCGCATCTTTAAGCTGCGTCCAGGCTGTATTCTTTTGGTCGCGCTTCTCTGCAAATGCTGCTTGTGATTCGCTAGTAGCTGCTACTGCGCCGGTTGCAACTGCTGCGGGAGCGATGCTCCTTACGTCGATACCTCGCTTTTCCATGTCGCGCAGAGTCTTCTCTGTTATCTGCCCTGCGTAGGGTTTCATCGTCAGAGCACGTATCTCTTGTTGCGTAGGGTTTGCGGGATCTTTCACTTTTCGCTGACCAGCTCCAAAACGAGCATCAGGCAACAAATCAAAAGCGGTTGCGTCTTCTGCTCCCTCTAACCTACCAACAAACTCTCCTGGTGCCGCAAAGGGATAAGAGGGATGAGTCGAAGCGACAACATCACCTTGCGTCACTCTGCCTACATTCTGTAGCCCAGCATCCCTAGCCGATAACTGCCGGTGATCAGCTACTGCTAACCTTGCCTGCCCCATCGATAGACCGCCCTTGTCCCTAAAGCGGACATCCATCATGTTCATCAATTCTTTACGCAGCGTGTCTGGAGCAGATCGCCATGCATCTATAGATCGTGGATCATCTACGCCGAACCAATCTTTAATCTGTAGCCCAGCCCCTCGACGCTGACCCTGTACCATATTGCCGACAGTTTTATATTTGCGTATTGCTGCATCTAGAGAACGCTTCTGCGTTTTATTCATGTTAGCAGCGGCAAAGCCAAGCATGGTCTCGCCTGTCTCTACAGCAAAATCACCACCTGTCGGAGCCATACGAAACGGCAGATAAAGCGGATCTTTGCCCGTCTTGTCACGCAACTCTTTTGCTGTTTGCACGATTGCTCTGGACGGAGTGAGAGCAGATGCCCATACCTGACCAGGATTCTCTAGCATAAAATCCTGACCACCACGCCGCCGCACTGGTTGCGGCAACTGAACACCGTCAATTGCTGTTATAAAGTCGCCTGCTGCTGTCCTGTCTGACATGGATGTAACAAACGACTCGCCCTCTAGATCAGATAGCTTCAGCGTTGGCACATTCTCTGTGTCGGTTACTGGCAACAAATCGACGGCTGTTCCAGCTAACCGATCTTGCTCTTTTACTCTTGGATCAAACCTCGGATCGAAACCTTCCTGGCCTGGACGGTATACTGTTGGCGGGAATTTGATTCCTGCATCTGCTTCTTCTGCCTGCAAAAAGGCGGCGGCTGCTGGTATTCCGATTCCATATCTTTTCGTTATTTCAATGATCGCAGGATCAAAAATAACGTAATTTTTCGTCCTGTCTGCAGGGTCTTTTTTGAACCTAGTTTGCGCATCGGCATACTTTATGCCCTTGATACCAAGCTCTTTTAGCCGCGCACTTGTTTGTTTTGCCGACTGCCTCATCCCGTCCGGCCCATATCGCCGATTGCCACCAATCCCTGCGCTTCCAGCTATGAAGTCATACAAAGAGCGACCAACGAATGTTTCTGGGTAATTTTCTGGTGGAAATATCTTTTGTATTTTTTCTGACTGCTGACTTAATGGAGCGTCATAATCCAACAAGTCTTCATCGGCTGCGTCTATTGCAGCCTCGTACATATAACCTTTAAAGTCGCGTGCTTTTTTATTGGCTTTTATAGCCTCTAAAAATACTTTTTCGCCATCGTACTCGTATTTCAAAAAGCCTTGTTTGTCGTAAATCGAAACACGCCTAAAGCCTTCTACATCGCCTGGGACAAGATTGTCATCAATTGTTGACTTTGCAATTTGATGCGCTTGTATGTCCTCGATTTGCGGAAATTTAGCTTTTAATGTCTCTTTTATATTGTCTAAATGCTTGCCGTATTTTATTTCTGTCCCATCTTCGAGAACGACCAAGGTCGCACTCAGAGCATCCCTGTAGCTTTTTGCTGTTACCTCTCTTTCGGCTAGGTAGTGACCAAACCCATAAGCCTGCGCTCCCTCACCAGTACCTATCGCCTCGTCATCAAACCTATCAAACTCATATGGCGAACCGTGATACGCCTTAATCTTTGCTTCTGGTACTAGGTTTTTTAGGAGTGGTTTAGCCACGCAATTGTTCCGTCAGTAAATCTACAACGCCTGTCTCTGTGCCATCGTTCTCTATGTCCAAGCCCCTGGCTTCTTCTAGCGTCTTGTAGGTTTGCGCTTCCTTCAGCTTCTTATTCGCATCCATCTCAGCAAGCTTGGCCTGCAACTCTGCCATCTCCATCTGCATCTTCTGCATCTGTGCGCTCATCTCTAGCTGCGATTCGTTAGCCGTCTGCTGCGCCTTCAACTGCATCTCGTTAGACTTCATCTGCAGGTTAGCAATCGACTCTTCCTTACGGTTCTGCAAGTCAATCATCGCTAACTGCTCTGCCATCGATGGGCCTTCTGGCTGCTTCGGTGGTATCGTCGCTGGGTCGGTAAAGAACGTCTGAGTCTCACCAATACCGCCTAGCTCGACCATCCTATCCAGCGTGTTATAGACATTTGCCCCACTAGCTAGCCCAAACGGGATAGCCTCTTTTTGTATCTCCAGCAACGCAGTGAGCATCTTTAGCTCTTCTGATTTGCTGTTGTGGCCTAGACCAACTGCCACCGATACATTGTTCCGCTCCCGCCATGTTGACGGGTTGAACGGTATCCACTCTCCTCTAATTCTTATTGCTCGATCCTGGTCTATGCTGGTACGCAGCAACTGGTGCATCTTAATAAATAGCTGCCTAACACCCGTCTCGCCAAAGATCCGCACGATCATCTCTACCCGTTGCGATGCCTGACTGATCGCACTCTGATATGCACCCATCGTTGTTTCACGCAAGATATTAGGATCCAGGCTTAATTGCGGGGTTACGCCTGTCCTAATACCCTGCATTTCATCCATCGTCTTGATGACAGGGAGAATCTCACTGACGATTGGCTGCACTTGCTCCTCACGCAATGCGCCAGGGTCTCGTGCTGGGATGAACTCGCTAGCCGTATCCAGCAATACATCAAGCGTTCCAGCTTCATCGGATATGAACGCATCACCCACATACTTGCGGCGAACATTCGCCTTGTAGATGTTATCCAGCATATTCCGCATCAGCGTCGATTTGATTTTCTGAATGTCTTTAACCGCATCGATCATCGACAAGCCTGGGTGCTGGTGCGGTAGCGGTATGGTTGTTAACGCTACAAACGGCTGATAATTTATCTCCTCATCGGCGAATATTGTGCTGCCGATGAGACATATCTTTCTGTGCTCTGCGATGCCATCGCCATCTTCATCGATCTTCAGATAACAC